GCACAAAAGTGCCATAGGTCTTGCGGTTGGTATTGATATCAAAACCGAAGTTAATTACATCGCGCAGAAAACCTCATGGTTGTGCAACGGTGTGGTTAAAGCCGGTTCGGTATCTCGTGACGGCGACGGTTCTGTATCCGTCAGCTACCAGTAGGAGTTACACATCATGGCATACGCATTAAGTGGTTTACAGCAGGTTGGCCCTGGTGGGAAAGCTCCCCGCATTTGGGTCTATTCAACAACCGACGCGATTGCGACCGTCAATTCGTCCGGTTATTTCAACGACGCGACTGATCTTTTGCAAGTGCGCGATATTATCTGGGTGTGCGATACCAGCACACCGACGACCAATATCGTCAGCGTGCTTTCAAACGCATCGAGTGTAGTTGACATATCCGATGGCACCGCAATCTCTGAAACCGACACCGACTAATCGGTTCGGGTAACAGGTTCCTCGTTGTGGGGGGACACAACCTGAGAGGGCAGGGGCCGATCCGTCGGTCCTTGTCCTTTCGTTTTATTAGGGGTTAGGTATGGCGACCAGTATCGCAATGTGCTCGAACGCCCTGCTGATGATTGGTCACGGCACAATCTCGAGCTTTACCGAGGGCGGGGCTGGTGCTGAAGCTGCCTCGAACCTCTACAATTCAACTTACGAGGCGTTATTAACGGTTCACCGATGGCGGTTTGCCTCGGCGAAATCTCAGCTCGGACAACTTACTGACACGCCGTTGAACGAATGGACGTATGCGTACCAGTTGCCGTCCGGGTATCTGATGGGAATCAAGACGTATCCCGATATTGATTATGAGGTTTTTGAAAACAAGCTCTACGCAAACGCCAACACTGTAGCGCTTGATTACCTGTTTAAGCCGGACGAATCCAGACTCCCGCCTTATTTTGTGAAGGCCCTCGAGTACGACCTGGCGAGCCAGTTCTCGGTTCCCGTAACCGGTAATCGCTCCCTCGGTGCGTTGTATGCCGAGCGTTTCGAGATACAACTCCGTCGTGCGAAGTTTGCCGATTCACAGTCCAGGCCAATAGAGGGGATTGTTGACTCGCCATTAACTGAGGTCCGGCAATAGTGCCGAGAATTCGCACCCTACAGACGGCGTTTAACTCGGGAGTGCTCGATCCCAGGCTCGCGGCGCGGGTTGACATCAAGCAGTATTTTCAAGGCGCCGATACCGGTACGAATGTGCTGGCATTACCCCAGGGCGGATTTAAGCGCCGGCCTGGTATGGCCTACGCGGCAACCCTGGGCGCTGAGTCACGCCTGTTTACGTTCTCGTTTAATGTCGAGCAGACCTATGTGATGGCGTTCCAGAACAATGCCATCAAAGTGTATATGGATGGGGCCCTGCAGGCGACGGTCACAACCACCTATACCCTGGCACAGTGCGGGGAACTCAACATCACGCAGTCCGCCGATACCATGATAATCGTGCATGAGGACCACCAGCCGGCAAAGCTGGTTCGCGGCGCCGCACATACCAGTTGGACACTCTCGAATATTACCCTGTCGAATATTCCACAGTTTGATTTCGGGTCCGGCGATGAGGATGTATGGAGCGCGACGCGAGGATGGCCGAAAACGGTTGCATTCTTTGAACAGCGCTTGTGGTTCGGTGGTTCACAGTCCAGGCCACAGACGTTGTGGGCGTCACAAATTGCAGACTTTTACAATTTTGATGTCGATACCGGTGAGGACGATGACGCCATCGACGTCACGCTGGATACCAACCAGATAAACGGTATTGTCGCCCTGATGCCGTCACGGCATTTGCAGATTTTTACCATAGGCGGCGAGTTTTATATTGCCTCGAGTCCGATCACGCCTACCAATATTGCGGTTAAGAACCAGACGAAGTTTGGTTCGGCATCGGTTCCACCTATCAATATTGACGGCGCGACGCTGTTTCTTGATTACGGCCAAAGCTCGGTTCGTGAGTTTGTATACAGTTGGGAGGAAGAAGCCTATACATCGAACAGCGCGACATTACTCGCCTCGCACCTGATTAGTACGCCGGTCGATATGGGTGCCAGGCGCGGCACATCAACCGAGGACGCCAACTATGTTTATGTCGTCAATACCGACGGCACGATGGCAGTATTCAACACACTTCGCGCCCAACAGGTCGCTGGCTGGACTAAATGGGAAACCAGCGGGACCATCGAGGCGATCACGGTAGAGGGCTCAACGGTCTGGTTTGCGGTTAAACGCACTATTAACTCGACAACGGTCTATTACCTCGAAAAGGCGGACTCGGATACCTATACCGACGCGAACAAAAGTCAAACACAGTCCTCGAGCACGACTGTCAGCAACCTCGCGCACTTAAATGGGCAATCGTGTCGGGTTCGTGCAGATGGCGCGATTATGGCAGATGCAACACCATCGAGCGGTTCGATCACGCTCGCCAGAGCAGGCGTGGCGGTCGAAGTCGGCCTGGATTACGACGTCACTATTAAAACCATGCCGATCACATCGATGTTCGGTGATGGTTCAATACTGACAAATTACAAACGGGTCATTCGTGTGGTGGCTGATATGTACGAATCACTCGGCGTTTATGTCAACGGGACCCTGCTGCCAGACCGACAACTCGGCGAGGATGTGCTCGATACTACACCGGCATCGTTTACCGGTATCAAGGAGTTGTATCTCACGGGTTGGACACGCCTGGCCCAGGTCGAGATTACCCAAACGGACCCACAACCGTTCACGTTACTCGGCCTTGTGGTCGAAGTGGAGGCGTAAATGTTCTCGGCGTTATTAGCAATCGGTTCGGCTGCAATGCAAATGCGTGCAGGCAGCAAAGCAAAGAAGGGTGGCATGATGTACGCGACCCGAATCGAGGAGACAGGAAAGAAGCAAGCGGGGCTTTTAACGGATTACGCTGTCGAACAGGAGAAATATGCAACTCGGTATGACGTCTATTCGCAGGGTGCCGAGGATGCAATGATTAAAAACACCCAGCTTAAATATATATATGCGGGTAAGCAGGCAGACCTCGAAGAAAAGGAAATACCGCTGCTGGAGCTGTCGATCAAACGCCAGGTCGAAGATGAAAAAACCACCGCAATAGATCGGGAAATAGGGCGTCGCCGGCGGCTTAACAAGGCCCTGGCAAGTCAGGCGGCATTGCGTACTGCCTCGGGCATTCAAGCCTACGACGGCAGTCCGCTCGCCATGATGGGTGCGGATATTGCTCAGTTTGATTACGACCAGGCGCGGGATAAAGCCGATACCGCCAGGCGGATCGTCGACGCTAACTTTTTCGGTGCTGAACGTGCCAAGTTAATGAAGGATCGCGTGAGCTTGCTGCGGTATGGCGCTGAAACAGAATACTCAGCAAACCTTGACCAGGCAGCCCTGGTTAAAGAGCAGATCGGACTACAGGCCGACAGCATCCGAATGGCCGCGAAGGGAACTCGAATGAGTGCCGAGTCCAAGCTCGAGGCCAGCAAACTCGAGGCAGAAGCGGCTCGAATACAAGCGGGGCAAGCAAAAACCGCCGCGGGAATCTCAGCGGCGAATACCTTGCTGAATGCGGCATATCGCTATCAGCAATTAGGCGACTAATATGGCAACAGCATCACGATACCAAGGGGATAGCCCCAGGCAACGAGGTCGCGGTGTTGACCCATTTAGTTATGCCCAGGGCATAAGAACACCGGCAGCGCCACAGGTTCCACTGCCCCCATCGCCCGCCGGTTCTGCACCGCCAGGACCGCCCACATTGTATGAGCCCAAGACAACGCCAGGCGAGCAAAGAATGAAGGGCGGGGCCAAGATTGCGATGAGCCTGGCGGATATGCTCAACAACTGGTCCGATAAGGTTTACAAGCAAGAAGCAATGACGGTGAAGAAAAACGCCTATGAGTCGGGCCTGGCCTATGGTCAACAGGCCGAGGGTGATATTGAGTTGAGGGGCGGCGTAACTGTCTACGACCAGGCGTTTAACAAAGGCGCCCGCCTGGCGTATCAGTCAGCGGTGCAGCTCGATATGCGGGAGGCAATAACCAAGTACGAAATCGAGCACCCTGCCGATACCAACCTGTTCGACGCAAAAGCGAGCTCGTATCGAGACTCGATTCTCGGTGAGATCACCGACCCCGAAACACTGGCATTCGCTACCAACAAAGTCGCTGAATACACGCTGGACTCCCGCACTCGAATATTAAAAGCAGAAACAGCGGAAGATAGAGCGCAGCAGCTCTCTACCGTACAGGAAAATCTCGATGCGGCGAATCGGGATGTGGGCCTAGCGATTGAAATGGGCGACGATGCGATGGCGTTGAATCGTGCCGCACTCCGAGAGACTATTATTTTAAGGGCGGTCGATGCAGACTTAATTAAAGAATCCAAAGCGCCAGAGCTTATCAATAAGATGCGCGAGGATGATGCGGTCGCCATTTGGGTGCGTGATTACCGCAAAGAGCTCGAGGCGGGCAAAGGTGATGAGGCGTATGAGGCGTTTATCGAGCGCGGACTCAGTGAGCAAAAATATCCAAAACGTGAAGTTTTTGATGAAGAATCTGATTTATATCAAAAAATTGACCAACCAGATACTACCAACCCGATACTCAAGGACGGCATGACCGCCGATCTGCACGAACGTATCCGAAAGGAGTTATGGGCAGAGCGGGGCCGGTTTAATACGCTGCAGGCTCAAGACAACGCCGTGGCTACTGCCGCCCTAAAGGTTGAGCAAAAGCAGCTCGGGATTCAAATAGATGACACCGTAAACGCCCTCGACAGGGGTTCTGTTCCACCCAATATCAACGAAGTTGAGCAACGACTCGCGGCGATGGAGGAGCTGGACCCTATTGCCTGGATAGGTTGGGCGGATAAATTGGGCGATGCTCGAGCTCGCCATGATGCCATCACCGAGTTTAAAAAGCTCCCATTGGTCGGTGCAGATAAAACCCAACTGTCGGTATTAACAGAAGCTAGAGGCCGGACCGATTTGACCAACGATCAGGAGATACTGCTCGACAAAATGCAGTCTGTTTACGACGCCACCTGGAGCGATATCAGGAACGGCGACGGACTCTTGAGAGCAGTCGAGGATGGCGTGGTTAAAGATGAGGACCTGGGTGAGCTGAGGCCTGGTTTTTCTGCGTTAGAAATGACCAACTTTCTAGCAGATCGTGATATGGCGGCAATGATGGCAGAAATGCATTATGGGGTCCCGTATATAGATCGTCTGCCCTCAGATGAAATTGCTGTCGTGGCGGATATGTGGGCAATGACGTCGAGCTCTGATGAAAAAGCGCGGCTATTGTTTACGGTGGTTAATGGTTTACAAGAGAACGCCCTCCCGCTGCTTGAGAAACTGGACAAGGCCAACGCGGTGAGTCTTGGTGTTGCGGGGTCCCTGGTACTCGAGGGCGGTTCTGGTCCAGAACTGGCTCGACAGATTATCAAAGGGTCGGAGCTGGTTAAAGACACCACAAACGCTATCAACCCGCCGTCTAATCAAATGAACCAGGCCATTCAACAGGAGATCGGGCTGGCGTTTTCCTTAAGCGGTCCCAAGGCAACGAGCGCCATTATGGGAGCGGTTAAAAACGTGTATGCCTGGCGGGCGTATCAGCGTCAGGATTGGTCGCCAGAGATAGAGGCGCTTGTGCTTAAGGAAATTGTGCAGGAAGTGACCGGCGGCGTGGTTGAGATTGAGTGGAATGAGCACAGTGCATTTAACGATCCTGATTACAAAGTCCAAGTGCCGGAGCGGGGGATGGATTCTGGTGATATGAATGATTGGCTCGAGTCGATTACGGCGGAAGATTTAGAGCAGATGGGTGGCACTAATTCAGTAACACCCGAGGCTGAGACTGCTGAGAGAATAAGAAATGGTGAATACAAGCTCCACGCGATTGGCGGTTTTGGGCAGCCGGTGAGTTATTTGCTCGAGTGGCATTCCGGGGCATTTGTTACCGACCAAAACGAAAAGCCGTTTAGATTGGAATATAAAACGGCGGTTACGGTGGTTCAATGACCGGTCTGTTTGGCGTTGAGCAAGATAAATCCCTGCGTGACGCTACCGCCAGAGGGATTACTACGCCGGAGATGGCCCCATCTAATTTCTCCGATGTATTTCAATCAGCCTATGACGTCGGAATTATCGAGGATGTAACCGGTGGGGTCCGTCGATTACAGGAACAATACATATTGCAGCAGATGGATGCCCTGTCGGCATACGATGAAGATTTTAATTCTGATCGTTTTGCGGCAGAGCTGCCTTATGACTATCGTGGTGTAGAAACAGAGGGATACAACGCCGCCATAGATTTTTTCAAAATGAGCGGTGAGCGAGTAAAAGAGCTCGGACAGCTCCACGGCCTCGAGGTCGAAACCTGGGAAGATATCGAGGCCAGGGTAAAGGGTGAAACCGGTGTGCTGCGTGAAAAGTTAGCAAAAGCATCAGCGACCGCAAGCCCTTCTGATCTCTTGCGTGGTCAAATGGCGGGGTTGGGTTGGGCCATCATGCACGATCCGACAATCATTGCCACGCTGCCGATTGGCGGCGTCGCCAGGGGCCCAACAGCGGCAGCTCGAATATTTAGCGCGATGTGGTCGGAGGCCGCTATCCTGGGCAGTCTCGAGGCCGCGATTATCCAGCCACAGATTTATTTCCAGAAACGCAGTATTGAAAGCCCTTACAGCATCCTCGACGCTGCAATGGCTGCGGCGATGGTTGCGGTCGGTGGTGGTGTATTTCGTGGCATCCTGGGTGGTTCTGCCGAAGGCGCTAAAAAGATTTATGCCACGGTGCGCGGTGCAAAGGATCGGAGTGAGGTAACTCGTTTACTTAGAGAAGAAGCGACCCGCTTAAAAAACGAGGGTTCGGCAGCCGACGCAGCGATTTATGATGACCTGGCGGATGCAGTAGATAACACACCAGAGAAAAGCATCGACCCCATTGAGCAGCTTAACCAGGAACTAACACACCTTCAGAGGATGGACCAGGCGACCGATGAAGTTAATGCTGGCAGAGTCTTTGATGGGGAATACACAGTCCAATCGGACGTTACAAAGATTGCAGATCGGTCGGCGACAGATACTGTACTGCTTGATCCGCGCAGTATCGAAGTAGATGCCAAAACATTCCAGTATAAGGCCGATACAGATGCCAGTGGTGTCAGCTCAAAGTTGAGGGGGGTCACTGAGTGGGACCCTGATCTCGCGTCTATCTCATACGTTTATGAAACACTCACTGGGAAACGCTTTATTGTTGACGGGCACCAGCGCCTGGGGCTGGCAAAACGTCTACTCGATGCCGGTGGTGATCCCAACACGATAAAGATAAGAGCGCTCGTTTTCAAAGAGGCGGACGGTATTACCGTTGCAGATATTCGACAGAAGGCCGCCATTAAAAATATTGTAGAACAGACCGGCACTGCCCTGGACGCAGCCAAAGTTTTGCGAGGCATGGATGGGGCCGACTTGTCGGATATGCCCTTTATGCCAAAGGATAACGCACTCGCCAGGGACGCTGCAGGGTTAGCTCGATTAGATGACGATGCCTTTGCTTACGTCGCGAACGTGCTTAATAAGGATGATTATGGACGGGCGGCGCTGGTCGGACAGATCATGGGCAAGGGTCCAGAACAGCTTGCCGCT